CTTTGATTTTTGCACGTTCCAAATGACGTTGTTCACGTTCGGCAACAATTCTTTGCTTGAGAATACGTTTGATGTTCATTTTTCCCAATATTTGATTGATGGTGGAATATTTTTCAAAAATTCGATTAATGAGTACTTTAAATTCATCATATTTATCTGTATCTATCGATTCATTATTGGATATATATGTTTGAATCTGTTCATCTGTTGGAATGCATGTGCAACAAAAAGTGCTTCGTAAAAATACCAATGTTTCTGTATAATAATCGTATTCACTATCGAGTATCAGTTGAGGTTCAACAGTTAATACAGAAGCAAACTGTTGGTATAAATTTGTATCTTCAAATTGAGCAAATCGATTCATTATGTTTATATATACACTAGAATATTCTTTATATAAATTTAATATACACCTATATACCGTATATACCGTATTGATATATAAAGAATATATGTATATGTATATCAAACATGGAATCATCTAGCTCCCTTGAGCGGTCGCACTCTGTGCCAGATAATAATGAGCTATATCGTATGGATTTGATAACCAAAATTGAAACAATTGTATTACAAGATTTAAATATTCAACATAAAGAACAATTAGACCGTATCAATAGGCAAAGGTTTGATAAACAATGTAATAGATTACTACAAGCATGTATGATATGTCCACAATCAGAACACTATATCATGGAAAGATATGATGAGTATATAACAAATTCGTATAAAGATATCTATTAATAATATATACCAAATATAAAGAAATGAATAACTCAGTTGAAAATGTTCGTAAATTATTGGATGTGATATCGATGAAGCGTAGAGACCTAACAAAATATCATGGTGAATTAAAAACTGTAAAGAATGAATTAACAATCTTATTAGAAAGAGATAGTCGATACCGTAGTAGTTTAAATATAAATCTTGTTTTATTGCAACAGAACAATGTAGATATTTTAGATTTGCATGCAAAATATCTAGATGTAAAAGATAAATATAATAAGACCAAGAAGACGGTAGAACATCTTGAGAATGTTATTGGAAATTATAATATCAATAACCTTATACTAAATATTCGGCTACAATTTGAAGAAGAGAATCATTAGTTAGTAAACTAGTTCTCTTTTGCAACATGGACAGTGTAATTCAAATTCTACTTCATCCTCATCATATCCTTGCACAACATTTGGATTCATTTGAACAACACATGCAAAGCATAGATAATGATTACAATTTGTTTTAGAAAGTGTTGGTTCTAAACATACACAGCATAAATCAGCATGTTTTAATTTACAATCAACCGTAGGTGTATCTTGAAATAATTGAACAATATCATTATTCAAACATACTCTATCAACATCATGTAATCGAACAAATTTTCCAATATATTTATCAAAGCGTAATGATGCAATAATATCTTTTAGTTTTTGAATAATAATTTCAACAGTCTCATCAATCGATTGTGATTCATTCTCTGCTACCTTAACTAAATAATGCACACCCAACAGATTATAATCCATATCATCTTCATTCATTTCCGATATATGCACAATATTAACATTGTATAATATAAGAGCTACATATCCGCGTAATTGATGTCGAATTTTTATACATACTGGCATACCATCGATAACAATTTCATTTGGAAAATTACATACTAGGTTTGAAGCCACATATGACGTAACAAATGGACTATCACACTTATCAAATAACTGAGTTTTAATTAATTTACGAAGTTCAGACATATATACAATTAACATATAAATAATCTCTATATGTTAATATATTAATGTCAAAAGAATGTCTATATTTCGGCTTGATTTATGGAACAATTCCAGACCATGTAATAGATAAATATATTTTTAAGGATATCTGTTGCACCTATACAGGATTTTATAAACGATATGAGATATGCGGGTGTCCTGCATTCGATTACGATTTGTATACAGAATGTGTATCATATTGTTCGCATTCACGAATATTTAATGATACCAGTATACTTACATGGAAGATATCCAAATATCAATTACCAGAGGTTATTAATATTGTATACAATAATGACTGTGATGCGTTCTTATATACGGTTGGTAAACAAATCATAGATGTATTTCAAAGAAATCCAGGATTGGATGAATTTACATTTTGTTCAAATGTTTAATCCGTTTTGATATACTGTGAAGTAGCCATGTTGCTCGATGTCCCCATCTGTGTAGTAATATCTTGTAACTGTGTTACCTTTGGGCCGAAGGTATCTGTTAGAAAAATCGAGCGTAATAAATTTACACTGATCCGCTTATTTAATTCTCTCTTAAATATTTTATTTAGAATACGAGTAATGCTATAAGATTTATCAAACATGCTACCATTATATTTACACAGTAATGGCAATCCAATCTGTTCTTTAGTGAATTTAATAGGATGTAACTTAGTGTAACACTCTAATAGGGTTGCTAATTTAGAAGGAGCTTTAAAACTTTGTGTCTTGTATGTTTTTGATGTCTTGTAGTTAGAAAAATAAAAAGTATCAGACGATAAATCGTAATAATTAATATTCTTATCGATTTCTTTTGGAAGTTTCTTTACAATAATCATAGAGTTATAATCTAGAATTCTCCGAGGAGGCTGTAACACATATAAGGCCAGTATAACTGTTTCAAGAATCTTCTCCCAATCGAGTTCTGTAATATTCTTTCTTTTGCTGCAAAATAATTCAAGAGTGTTATTAGAAAGTTTTTCAAAAACTTGTTGGATTTCTTCTTGAGATACCCAGTTATCTTTTTGCACATCTGATTTAGTATTATTCTTCTTAAGAACAGTATTCATTTCATCCATTATTTTACTATACACTTCAAACATGCTATGCATAGTAGGAACATTTCGTAGAGCAGATACAATAGCAATAATATAATTACGTTGCGTAGATGGCTTGAAATCTTTAATCTTATCCATGACAACATTTACATCATATAAGAATGCATAGTTATCGATTTCCTTTCCATCATTTAATTTTTTCAATCGTTGAGTGTAACCATCTTGCGTAGATTTTTTAATAGTTCTTTCCATGTATATATTGTATAGTTAGATTTATTGCGCAATTTAAACGATAATATTGTCTCTATACAATATATACATGGCATATTCTTTATACGACCTCAATACACGTCTTGGAAATATTCAATCGGAAATAAATGCAATCGTTCCATCACCAATACCCGGTGAATTGATTGTTGTCGATAAAATAATTGTAGCAGACCAATATCCAGCACCAACGTTAACAAACACTATTGAACCTACATCTATACTTATTGACGATACAATAGGAAATACTGCTGAATTACAAAAAAATCAACTTGAGTTCGTTACATCAGGTAGTAATAATATGGTATTACGTGAAGATGAGTTAATATTTAGTGCTACAGCTGGAGATGTGGCAACTTATGGAAGACAATCTCTTTCACTTGAAGATCCTGCTGGAGATTATACTCTCTTAAATCAGACAACCTTAAACATGGTTACGTCAACGACCACATCATTTTATAACTCGTCTACATTATCATTTACAAATGGAGCAACTACAAATACATTGGATGCTACAAACTGGACTGGTAATATCAAAACTGTAAATACAGTAGCAAACACAACTCACTATCTTAATTTTAGTGATAGTGCTGGAACTGGTCAAGGGCATCCTCAAAAAACGGCAGGTATATCTTGTAATCCATTCACAAACACAATCACCGCATCTAACTTCAACGGTAACGCATCATCGGCAAGTTCTATATCATTAACGAGTGACAACACAAGTGGAAACTACCCTTTAATATTCTCGAAGACCATAAACTCTACGTCTACGCTATATGTAGATAACACGACCACCTCACTGCTGTATAATCCATTCACATCAAGCATATCTGCTTCTAACTTTCTAGGTAACGCATCATCGGCAAGTGCTATATCATTAACGAGTGACAACACAAGTGGAAACTACTTTTTAGTATTCTCGAAGACTGTCGCATCTGCGTCTCCTTTATTCGTAGACAACGTAACAACACCACTCACGTATAACCCGAGTCTTGGAACGCTAACGGCAAACACCTTTGTTGGAGCTCTTTCAGGAACCGCTACAACTTCTACAAATTTATCATTGCCTACTACACAAACAACAGCAGTATTAAATGCTGGTATCTTATCGATTGCTGCTTCAAGTGCAAATACGATGATCTCATATACAATTGAAATTTCAGGAGGAACCAATACTATATCAGGTATAGAATTTAACACTACAAGAATAAACGGTTTTTATCGTATAGGTATTTATAATTCTGGCACAGGAAATTTAACAATAAATGCTATACTTAGCAGCACACCATTAACTACACGAACAAACTTAAGTAGCAATTTAATTGTTCCTACATTGCGATATGCTTATATGGAGATACATTCATTGACGGTTAATGCAGCACAGCAATTTTTTGCTAATATTTATTTAATGACACCATAAGAAAAATATCGACTAATATATAATGTTATCAGAAGTATTCTGGGTTGCGTTTGTAACAACATGTAGTGGAATGATAATTAAATTAGCTTCCATGGCTTATAAATCAAAGTGTAAGGAATGTTATTTTTGTGGGATAAGTGTAAAACGAGATGTAGACCTCGAGGAGCGTCAAACTGAATTTGAAATATTACACAAAACTAAATCAAATACAGAACAAAAAGAAGATGTTTAGTTAACTTATGTTTAGTTAACCTATGTTTAGTTAACTTATGTTTAGTTAACCTATGTTTAGTTAACTTATGTTTAGTTAACTTATGTTTAGTTATTTTAATTCAATCGAACAAAATATAGCACATCATAATACAATTGCCATACCGTATTTAGTGTTTGAATTCCCCACACGATGGTTGGACTATCATAAGCAACATTGATTGTTAAATATATAGGAGTGTTATTATTTTCGATAAAAATTATATTTGCCATGGTTTGGCCAACGATATTAGACCCAGTTCCACTTATACCGTAACTAATTAATTCTGTTCCTAATAATAATTCACCGGTGGGATATGCCGTATTTTTAGTTAATACATATTGCGTGGCTGTTATATTTCCACCACTGTTAATTGGTTTTGTTGTAGTATTATATACACAATAATATATACCACTATTCAAATAACTAATTGGTATACCATTACCAGTCCATGATGCTGTAATTTGATTGAATATTTTTACAGGAATAGTTATGGGTGAAATACTCTTTTGGTCAATACGAATAAATACCAATTGATTTAAGGAAGGATCTACTATATCAGTTAATCCCCATGTTCCAGTGAGATTACAACTAAGAAATAAATATATACCTGTATTATCCTGTGGTATATATACAATATTTGCCATGGATTGTTTAGGTAATACTGTTCCAGTGCATCCAAAGGCTGATGTAGGCATTCCAAGGAATCGATTGGGACTTGCAGCGTTAGTGTATATAGAACAAAGACAATTAGATAGATTTCCAACACCAGAACCAATTTGAAAATTTACTGTAAGTGTTGCCAAATATAGGCCTGTATCTAGAGTGGTTAATTGAGTTCCATTACCAGACCAATTTCCACTGGGTTGTGTATTGGGAACAATATTATTTAAATTAACAATACATGTAGGCTTCAACAATGTTTTAACAGACATATAATATCTACACATATTTTTTTGTAGGCATTATATATAATGAGTGTTAGAAACGGATTCCCAACTATTAGAGTATCTCTTAATAATATCCCAAATACGCAAGCTTCAGGGGTGTGGTCTGGTAATGGAACTCAATTAACCAATCTCGATAAAGGAGTATATATTGTAACATATAATGTATCTTATATTCCCTCTGTAGGACCTATTACCAACAGTCAAACTGTTCTTACTACTGGCCAGTCTTTCACTGGTGGAGGGCAGGTAATTTCAGCGACCCCTCTCACGGGTGCATTGGCCTTGACTGGGGTCTCGGCCATGCGACAAACGTTAACCAATACATTTATTGTATCTGCAGATAACACACCTATCTTTGTATATCTAAGTTGCACCGTCTCTGCAGGGACGTGGGGAACCACATCGGCTTCAGAAGCGTCCTTAAATATTATTACCTTTACTAAAATAGCTTCTTACTAAAAATATATTCTCTATAAATTATCTCACGTATATGTATAATGAGTTCAGCAGCAGGTTTACAAATATATAGAATACCAATTCAACCAGTAGGACAAACAGTAGCTCAATGGTCTGGTTCAACTACACCAATTACTTATCTAGATATAGGAACATATTATCTTACTTATAATTCGGCAGTTGTGTCGAGTGATTCATCAATGTCAAATATGTATGGTATTATCACCAAAGATGCATTATTTGCTCAACCTGGTTGGGATGTTATTTGTGCTTCTGCCAAATTATCAGCCCTAGGAACCGTTCTTGGAACTACTCCGTTAGGATTTTCAATTTCAAATACATTCGTTATAGATACAGATAATACACCTATCTATCTCGATTTATCTATTACCAAATCTGGAGGGTCAACATGGGGAATACCAGCAGGTAATACATATAATAATAATATGAACTATATTGTTATTGTAAAATTAGCATAAGATATCATGTATCATCTTGATAAGGTCTTCCTTAATATCTGGTTTATTTAATAATTTAATATGTTGTAATTCTTCATGTATATTCATGTAATTCGAATACAATACACCATATTTAGTTAACACATCATTATTTAATTTTCCACTACGTCTATCGTATGAGATTCGATTATAATTCTTTGACATGACACGCTCATATTCTGGGTCTGTTGCTCTTCGACTTTGCTTATATTCTCTGATGTAATCTCGTCTTGATTTTTTAATCGAATTAATTTCTTCCATTTATATTAATATAGTATATACTCTTTATATTATTTCCTATTATCTCCTACAAATCGTATGAAGCCAACAATTAATTCGTCATAAGGTATATCATATTTTTCTTGAATCGATTGCATGAGATTAATATATTCTTGTAATGAATAGCCCATCTTTGCCATTTCAATACGATGACTAATCCAACGGCCACATGTAGCAATCTCTGGTCTCTTACTTTGAAACCTTATCTTGTTAGATATTACATCAAATTCTGTAGACTTCTTAATAAGATTTGTTAAATATCTTTTGTCTTGTCCTAGCCATCTCTCAATCCAATCTGGTATAAATCGAAACTCACTATCGATTGGTATACCATACGAGTTAAATAATTCAATAATTTTTTTCATACGTATGATGCATACCCAATGTCCAGAATTATAATCATTCTCAAGCAGTATAATCTTATAATCAAATGGCTCAGGAAGAAGTTCATGTAATGAATGATAATTTGCCAATTGACTATATTTTATTATCTTGCTATCGTCACATCCTAATGCTCTACATATATCTTCATTGCTACTAAAATAAGCTAAGTTACGTTTCATTTTTCTATCATTTGAATTCATTATATATAATACACAATATTATATGTAAGTATCAACGCAACAATAGTTTAATCGTGAAGTTGGAACCTTAGGTCCCAATTACTGTAATAAAATACTTATAATCCACATCGCTCCACCTAAGGTGTATCGATAGGGAATATATAATCGTGTGTGAGGCAGTGGGTTTATACAATAAACATATATACAAAATTATGCATAGTGCATAAATCTAATACAATACGGCAAAAGTTCATGAAATTTTGCCGTGCCATGCTATACTTTTGCAGTGCCATGCTATACTTTTGCAGTGCCATGTTAGATTTTTGCATACCCACAGGTGGATTGATATATTTATTTCTTCTTTGGTGTGGTCGATTTACTAATTGGTGTATCACCTATTTGTTTTTTAAGGAAATCAAATGATTTTTGTTCATTTTTAGATAGATGCATGTATACACCATCTGTATATGTTTTAACATCTTTGAATGCTGTTACGATATAACCATGAAGAATACGTTTTATATATGCTGGGTCTTTTTTAGATATCTCATATACTTTTTTGATGATTTCACTTGTAGATACAGTTGGATTTTTCAAACACATATCTGCCATGAAGATGGTTATTAGTGCACAATATTCACCCTCGCTTAATACCTGCATTCCTTCATGCATTGGACATGTAACATCTCTAGATATGTATTTTACTTTACCAATATATTTAGTTAACTGTTCTTCCCATAATTTTTGCATGCCGTCATTTATATATCGATTGAATTCATTAAAGTATTCAAGCTTTGAATAATATACTGGACCATGTGGTTCGAAATGGTCTACAATACCTTGTTTGGGTCTATATATCAATAGATTTGAATGCTGTTCTGTAACAATACCATTTTCTTCAATAATTGTAAAATATACAGGTATACATATGATGTCATTATCTTGCAATTTTTTTAACTGAATACCTAGAGATGCGTAATCGATTGGAAAGGAATCATAATCTTCACTTACACCAGGATACAATACCAATGAAATACCATTCGTATCTTTTACTACATCATTTGAAAAGATTCCATCATATTTAATATCGTATACAAATGGATGGTCATATTTATCAATGACAGATGTTAATACTAATTGAACAAATGAACTATTATGTGGCCATTCTAGGTCAGGATATTTTTCACCTAGTTGATTTAATAATGTAATATCCATGTCAATATCATCCATCATTTTGTTAATAGTAGCTTGTGGTGGCATTCTTTTTATTGAAGAAGTAACAAGTTCGATTTTTGGTGTATCAATGTTTATAATTGGTATTGATGACTTTTGAACAATTGGTATAGGAGTTGGAGCTTTTTGAATAATCGGGATATCGATTTTTGTAACAGGTGTAGCAGACTTTTGAACATTTTTTATAGAGGTAGGGGGGGTCTTCTTTTTTTTTTGTAAAACTTTTTTGGATTGGTTAGTAACTTTCTTCACAGGCTTATCTACAACAATAGGAATAGTTTGAGGAATAGTTTGTTCCATGGAAGATTTAGACGATGATAAATATTCATCTGTAGCAATGAATAAGTCTAGTATAAATTTATCCATTCTCTTAGATAAGGCTTCTGTATCTTGCATTATATAATACATATATAAAAAAAGTATACTATATATATGTCCAAATATCAACAATTATTAACTGTATCAAATCCAGATATTGTTGCTAGAAAATTAGAAGAATATTTACCAGGAACTGATTTATATATTAGCAATCGTAAAAATAAGAAATACATGTTACAGCAACCAAATGGTAAATGGTCTCATTTTGGAGATATACGGTATCAAGATTATACATTTCACAAGGATGAAGATAGAAGACGTAGATATTTACAACGTGCATTACATATTAAAGGAAATTGGAAATCAAATCCTTATAGTTCGAATCTATTATCTATTCGTCTTTTATGGTAATAATTTTTTATCAATCTATATATATAATGAAACGAAATACTAAATCGATACAGAAAGAAGATACATCTCGTAGAATGGATTCAAATGGTGCAGCTTATTTACATGAATACGTTGACCTATATGCCATTAATGCTAATAATATAGATGAGTTACCAGTTCCAGTATCATTTACCCAAACAAGAAATAAACCATTTTTATACAAACCAGATGATTACTACTTATCCGTGGTAAGATTTCAAATCGATACAAATAGTCTACCTGTGTTTGAACCATTCATTCAATTCAACCAAGGGAATAGAAATTTAACCATCTACAGTGTTACATTATCATGGACTAATCCTATAGCTCCATTCCAAAGTTTCAATCAACAAAATTATGTCATATGGAGTCCACAAGATTTAGTATCACCAATCCCGCAGCCTCCCAGTTTAACACAGTCAAAATTTCAAGATAATAGCACTGGCTATTATTATGCCTATAATTATGCATATTTTTTACAATTGATTAACAATACTTTTACTACATGTTTCAATGCTTTATCTGTTCAAGTAGTTGCAGCAGGATTGATTTTGCCCACAACACACTCTCCAGTAATGACATGGAATACTGATAAGGGTATTGCTATTATTAATGCGGATGTATTAGGTTATAACGCTACTGCAGCAAATAAGATATCGATTTATTTCAATATTCCTATGTTCAATCTATTTGCAAGTATGCCAGCATATTTAGAAGCACAAAGTTCTGCTTTAGGAAAAAATTATAGAATTGATACATCATCTTTTGGGAATAGCACTGTTGTAGGATTTCCCTTTTATGCTCCTACGTATAATGCTCTTCAAATTTTTCAAGAAACTAGTGTTTTAGCTTTATGGTCACCGGTAAATGGTATTGTTATTACATCGAATACATTACCCATTAATTCTACAAATATAGCGAATCCATGTGTGTTCTTAAATGGTATACCTACAAATAATAATGGAAATAACAGCAATGTATCTCCAGTTATTACTGATTTTCAAGCCCCAGATGGATTGTATAAAAATAGTATTACGTATATTCCAAGTGCCCAGTATAGATATATCGATTTGACAGGTAACGGGCCATTATACACAATCGATATCAATATATATTGGAGGAATAAGGCCGGTCAATATATTCCATTCAGATTATCTTCAGGATGTGCTGCTTCTATCAAAATTTTATTTCAAAAGAAAGACCAAATGATACAAGGGTCAACAGCCCAGGAGTTTAATAAGATGGTGTAGGATATTTATATTTAGGAATCATTCGTTTAACATCAAAATTATTTTCTATCAACAATATATAATGGCCCAATCATTTAAGACCGTGCTCATAGAGGAGTCAGCTATCGCAGATTTGACTAGTGAAGAAACCTTTGGGGTATACAGTGGTGCTGCCGAGAAAACATTACAAAAGTTTCTATCTACTAGCGCAAGTAACAGCTCATTAATCTGGAATATTCAAGTTCCATCTGAAAATATTTGCGTCTCACGTCATGTGCTCATGCAATCTGATATTAACTTTACTATTACTATTGGTAATCCTGTTCCAAATGGCCAATTGGCCTTCGATTTAGGGTCTACTGATTCACTCCAAGCCTTTCCCTTGCAGGCTCTATTTACCAATTACTCTGTCATGGTGAACAATACCAGTATCACTACAAATTTGCAAGATATTCTCCCTCAGGTGATGCAAATGTATGATAAGAGACAACTTACCAGATATAACAGCACCACGGCCTCTTTGCCAGATAACAGTTTAGGACTGTATTCCGCTATGGTAGGAACTAATAACAATGTCATGGGAAGTGTATTTGATATGTCATATGATTCAGATTTCTCACCTCGAGGTGGATTTGCTTTGAGACAATGTATTGGAGCAAGATATGTTGGTGGTGTGTATCAAGATACTTCATTGATTTCCACCGGTGTTGCAAATGAAACATGGAAGGTGTATGTATTTGCTACCGTTACTGAACCCTTTCTCGCTCTATCTCCATTTGTCGATTTGAATGCCGATAATTCTAGTGGTCTAATTGGTGTGAATACCATCACCCTTACAGCTAATATAGATGCCACTTGCAAAAGGCTTTGGTCTACTGCTAATTATAATTTGGTGGGAACTGCATTGGTTCCTTATATCACTCAAATTCAATTGGGCACAAGTGGGGCTGTTGTTCCTGGAATTTTAAGCACTTCTCCTAATGGTTTTGAGAATACTTATCTGTTGTTGGAATTTCTTAGCATTCAACCATCTCAAGCATCTCGACTAAGTTCAAAGTGTGTTGTCCCATACATGGATTACCCTAGATATATTACTCCTTCTTCCAATTTGGCTACTATTTTAACTGGAGCATCAACCTCATTGACTTCACAAAATATCCAACTTAACAGTGTTCCAGATTTGTTCATTATTTGTGTTCGACAACAGATGTCTACTCAATCATGGCAGAATACTTCAGGATTTCTTACTATTGACCAAATCAGTATTAATTTTAATAACAAGTCTGGGGTTCTTGCATCTGCAAATCAACAACAGCTTTTTAATTTATCTGCTAAAAATGGCTCATGTCAAACATGGCAGGAATTCAGCGGATTTTATTATGGTAATAGTGTTTTAGGAGCCGGTGTGGAATTGGCATCGATTGGCAGTCTATTGGTTTTGAACCCAAGCTTGGATTTTGGATTAGACGATTTCTTGAGTGCATCTAGTTTGGGCCAATTTAACTTTATGCTAACTGTTTCTGTTACTAATCAATATACTTACTCAGTTCAACCAGAGATTGTTGTTATTTGTGCTAATTCAGGCCTATTCATTACAGAAGCTGGTGTGTCTCAAACCTATCAGGGTATTTTAAGTAAACAGGCCGTGCTTGATGCCAAATCTGGAAGACCCGCAGTTGATACCAAGGCATATGAACGTCTTGTAGGTGGAAGACAATCTAGTCGTGGTGTTGGTAGAATATTGAAGCAATTCCATGGAATGGCAAAGGGTGCACAGCCTCTTGCTTTGACTGGTGGTTCTGTTATTGGTGGAGCTCGTAAAGGAAAGCTTGGAAAGCATCTTTAAGAATCTTATAATCTTATAAAAAATTATTTTGTGTGTATACATATATAGAGATGTTTGACCAACATGTTATCGATATAATTAAAAGAAATGAACGTAGAAGTATTCCATCATCTGGTGAACCTTACATGATGAAATCACATATTAGACCATTATCAATGCGTGGAGGTATTCGTTATAGACCTCATCCGATTCCTGCAATGGATTTTCAACCAGATACATTGGCCACCGGTGATGAAATTTATAAACCATCTCCGAGTCGTCGTCGATATGTAGGAGGAAAGGGACAACGTATGGTATCATCTGATAGTGGTATCGATTTACAAGGAGGTATGCAAGGTGGTTCATTGAAATCTTTTGGACGAAAATTTATGAAAGGCTTAAAATCTGTTGGTAGAGTTGTTAGTCCAGTTCTCAAGGAGGTTGGTAAAGAAGCTTTACCCATTCTGAAAGACTTTGCTATTAAGGAAGGTAAAAATTTATTGAAACAAGGATTGGAAGAAGCCCCTATGATGTTGGCTGCTGGAAGAAAACGAGGGTATGCCACACCCACTGGACATGATAAAAGAACTTCTAGAGGATTATTGATTCGTAAGTTGATGCAACAACATGGATTTTCATTGGCCGAAGCATCGAGATACATTAAAGAGAAAGGATTAAAATATTAAGGTATAGTATACATGAAACGAAAAATATCAAAACGTATTGGACATATTCCAGATACCAGTGAAGTATTATACGATGACCCTAATTCATTCTTAAGAGCAAGTAAGACTGTATTTTTACATGATATGCAAGGCAGTTCTTTGAAAACAAAACGACCACTTATTGAAGATGTTAAATTAGGAATGGAAACATCATCTAAGGTTATTCAATTTATTAACGAATTAGATGCGGTTGATATTCGATTTAAATGGATATCTACAAATCTTACTGATGTTCAATTTGGTGCAATTACATTAGAGACTACCATGCGAGAGTTGTTAAAATATGTAGGATTATGTAACGCATCTTTACGTTCATTGAAAAAATCTACAACAATTCAAGCAGAAGATTTACAGAAGGTGTATTCGATTGCAGAATCATTAGATGATACACATGACCAAATACAAAATGAGATATCGATTGGTGAAGTAGATGATATATTAATACAATCTTCTACATTTCAAAAAATGATACAGGATATCGAAAAATTAGTATTATCATGTGCACAATTTATATCCATGAAGAATGTAGATAGCAATGTGAATATTCAACAGACTCCTATTGTAGTAAATCAAGATGACCTGGAACCAGAACCATTTGTTGGTGGAAGAAGATGTTGCGGTGGTTCACATTTCAAAGTATTATCATCTAGAGTAAGAGATATACAAAAAGAACCATATAAAAGATTTATCTAGAATCTTTTCAAGGAAAGCGGCTATATATAGAATTGACTACATGAAGTAGCCAAGTGGCATTCAAAAATCTGGCCGCAAATTGTTTAGGGTGTATGATATAATATTGATACATATTATATGATACGTAATATTGATTCGATTAATAATTCTATTGAAGATACATTTGCCTACATGAGAATATCTACAAAACAAAAATTGGTTGGTTCTTCTAGTGGTATAGGTAATATCATAACAAATGACTATGACCTAAATGAATTAGTAAAAGAACATGGTAATGAAGAGATGATAGTGTATAAGATTTATAAAATATTTTGTAGTAAGTTTGTAGAGATACATAAGACAAAAGATAGATGGATTGTAGATTTTAAATGCGGCCAACTATTGGGTGAACCCATTCGATGGAACATGCATGATATAATGCATAAATCTGTAGAGTTTATGAAATGTATATTACAGAAATCAACTATCAAAATGGATATTGTTCAATATTTAAATGGAAGATTTATAGAGATATCTGAAGTATATTATTTTAATATCAATGGTAAAACAAACTATAATGATAACGAATTCGATTTATCATATATTATACATGCATTAGAAACAGATAGGAATGAATTAATTAGAGAAGGAAATATTTTCAAAGCATTGAAACGAGAATACCGTATCTTAGAATTGCTTGGTAAAAATAAGAAGCGTCGTAATAAATTGCAAGAGATATTCAATGGACCTTTAGGATGGTTATACTATTGTATATCGAACATTAATACCTTAATAGTTATGCATGAACAGTCATTCCGTAGATGTCCAATCGATATTTTTTATCAAGTGTATCAGAGCCTAAAGGATGATATTGGAAGAGTAGTATCCTACAGTTATGCTAATAAGGTTTTAGATGGTAAAGCAACTGTTACTCAATTGGAAAAAATTGTTGAATATTTAGATAAGACATTGAAGACAAAATTATCTACATATATATAAGAATGGGAGTATCACATAAACAAACAATAACACATATGCTTGATAAAATAACTACTAATGACGAAATCCAACAACCTAAATTTGAAAAGATGACTGTAATACAGTTACGACAGTATATGAAGCAACATGGTATTAAACCCCTTGGTGGACGTAAATCAGATATCATCGATCGAATTAAAGAGTTCCAAAAAATCGGTATCGATACAAATAGTATATATAAAAATGACTTAAAGAGTTCCTATAATAATAATATATACAGTAAGATGAAAGTTAATGACTTGAAGGATTTCATGCGTTCTCATTCGATTAAAGGATTGAATCAAAAAAAAGAGTTGTTAATCAAAACCATTTTGGATGCAGGATATGAGCTACCCATGATGGAAAAACCTAGAAAATTGTCTAAAAAAGAAAAAAAGATGAAATCATATTATACATTGGATTCAAAGAATACCAAGAAAGAAGAATCTATGGAACAACTTCTTAAAAAAAGAAAGATGGTAGACCTAGTGAATCTGTTGGATAAAATAGGCATTCGACCTAAAAAGATACCCAAAAAGAAACAGGAATTGGTTGACAAATTGGTCAAATACTACGAGATGAGTTCCATGTCTGGAGAAGATGTTAATCAATCTATTCCCATGGCACTACCATTTGCTGAGGCCTATTTACCCATTCCTGAAAATATTCAGAATGCTATTCACATGGACCATTTATACTCTGGGGATTATACAGAAGGTGAATACATTAACCGTTCATCTCTTGACCCTACACATATGAAATACAATCCTGCTGATATCGAACAACATTATCAAGATCAGGAAGATGAATATGTTTCATCAAATGCAAATCGATATGCACGAATCGATATGTCCATGAATGATTTGTATGAGATGTTACCGATTGAGATTGTTAAAGAAAAATTAAAATCAACTAACAATGATGTGGTGGAATTTGTCAGTCCATACACACTCGATAGATATGATGCTGAAGATTTATCTCATCAAATACGAAACAGTGAATACGACAGAGATGGTTGGAATTATGATGTCTTTTCACGTGATGGAAAATGGATTTTGGAATATACTAGAAGGATACCAAAACGTGTGTTAGAATCCGAAAACATGTTTAGGGAAGATAATCTTTCTAGACAGATTCGACATGCACAGGCCATGTTTGATATGGAACAAGAATACAAATTGAAAATGTTAGAGAAGGAACAGGAAATCTTGAAGAAAGAACAGGAAATCTTGAAGAAGGAACAGGAATTGAAAAAGAAAAAAATACCAGTGTCTGTATACACTATAGAAGAATCGATACCATCATCCTCTCCAGTCGATAAGAAGCTTACTATCAAAAAGAAGCCTAACAAAAAGCCATTTAGCATAGATGAATACAATTTCAATAAGATTGTTGATAATTGGAATGAAAGTAGCATATTAGATGATTTTAAAATGTATTATCCAAGTGAGTATAACCACATTCATGACCTATTTAAAATGCATGTAAATAAGATGTGGGGAAATGTTACTGTTACTGATGGAGACGGAAAAAAGACTAAACAACAAGGCATATATCCTGCGCAAATAGCTGGATGGTTATCTACCAAATTGATAACTAGTTTAAAGAAGAAATACACTCCACAAAAAATATATGATGGATGTTATACATTAGCATACACATTAGGAGATGAATTAGGTATTATCAATGACATGGACCAATTACAAGATGATGGTGAAGACATTGAAAAATATTTGAATTAAGATAGATATAACCAATAATAATATCTGTATATATATAATGTTGAACTTCGAATCAATAGGTAATCCAATAGCAGAAATCAAACATAATGATAGTAAAAAAAAGGGAACACTTATATCATTAGCTAGTCCCGAACAAATCGATGAGGTTCATCATCCATTTGAAGAATATTCATTGGATAATGCACGAGGTAAAGACTTTCATTTTGAATGCTCAGTGAATACAGATACAGAAAGACAAATTGTATACGTCAGTGGTGCATCTGGCTCTGGTAAGTCATACTGGTGTAAGAGATATGTAGATTCATATCAAAAAGCTTATCCTAAACGAGAAGTATATTTGTTATCTGCTATTTCTGAAGACAGCTCAATCGATAAGATAAAAGGTCTTAACCGTATTAAATTAACTCCTTCATTTATTGAAGATGGTCTTACTGCAGAAGACTTTAAGGATTCATGTGTTATTTTTGATGATACGGATACAATAAGTGATAGCAAATTACGTAAGGCTGTTATGAAATTACAAGACGATATACTTCAGACAGGAAGGCACTTTAATGTTACTGCATTAATAACGTCACATGTAAGTACAAATGGTAAAGATACTCGGTTAATCCTTGCGGAGGCCCATATCATTACTTTCTTTCCCCAAATGATGCCACAACGGTCATTGAAATATTTATTAGAATCTTACATGGGATTATCCAAAGAAGATATTCGTAAAGTAAAAACCTTATCTGGAAGGTCTGTTAGTTATATCAAAGGATTCCCTAGATGTTTAGTTAGTGATAGAGAGGTTATGATATTAAAATTAAAATAATTTTTTGTGTTTACTTCTACCTTCTAATTCTTCTTCCATGATACCACCTTTCTTTATTATATCAATCTTATTACCTATATCTGTTGCTACATCAACAATCTTTTTACTGATTGGTAATGTATCAAATAAGGATTTTACATCTTGCTTTATGAAATCCTGTAATTGTTTAGTTAAGATGGATGAACCTTTTAATACTGCAATTAGGAAATCTTGACAGTTATTGGATACAGCATTGTATACATACCATTTCTTACCTTGTATTTTTTGCCCATTATCGAGCAATTCTTTAAATGTAAGTCCAGATGGTATATACGTTGCATTGATATATTCTGTATTTTTTGGATTGTATGATGATACTACCTTCATGTTGATTGCTTCATTTTTTTCCAGCAATATTTTTACACCAGATGATAGTGTAATAATACAAAAGAGATGATACAATTTATCATATGGAGATTGTTTCATTATGCTTTGAAATTGTCCAAGTGATACAATATTTAATATTGATGTTAATAATTTTGGTAGTGGGGTTCTTCCAATCGATACATGTGTTATAGCTTGTGAACCATACCTATCGATTAGCTGTTTCTGGTCATTAGGATAATCACTTCTTCCAAATATAACCGCTTTGGCTGTATCGATTAATCCTGCACCATGTAGTTGTGATGGATATGCAATAATCAAATCAATATTTTCATTCAATGATATAGTTCGTATTACATCACATCCTCTATCCTTTGCATATTTTGTAGTATGTTGTCTGAATCTATGGTAATCTTTTGTAGTATGAACTTTACGTAAAATATATCCATTATCCTGTATCCAGGTTTTAGCTTCTTCAACAGGATACTTTGAATTTACTAATACAGATAAGACGATGTATTTACTCATTATGTATACTATATAGATAAATATTGATATTGACATAAAGAGTTTATATGAATATTGTATAAAATGGAAGATACTAGTAACGTTTGCACATTTACTTTTAAACAAATCCAAACGGTATTTCGTAACAATCCTGAGTTCGATTCACATGACTTGGAGTTTCCTAATCAACTTCTACTGTTGCCCATACAATCTCATCATGCAATGGTGCGTAGTATTATATTTAAATATTTCAAGACTAGTTCACAGCCGAATTGCTACGCGATTGGATTTGCATTTTTTATATATCGAACAAATAAACAATTTTTCTTGCAATGTGATGATTGGTCTGATTTTAATACGATAGAAGCACATGTAATACGACATGATGGTCAAATATTTGGAGATGATGATAGAGATAAGAATGATAATATATATTGTATTTGTGGACATCCGATAGTTAATATATATATAACAGAATATAAAAATCGATTTTGCATGATGGGTTCTGACTGTATTGGGAAGTGTAAAATTAAAAGCATGCAAGAAGACTTTCATACACTAACACATTATACATGTTCTTCATGTAATCGAGAATATCAACAAACGAATGGTAAGAATAAGAAGACCATATGTGGGCATTGTTCGAAATCTGTAGATAAGAAGCAGATTACCTATTATGATTGTTATGGTTGTAATAATAATTATAAAGTGCAATATGATGACCAACATTTCTGTGGACGGTGTGATAAGAAGAGCTATTATGATAAGGAAAGGATATATAATGAGAAGAGTTTAAAATATTGTCCAAAAATATCATCTTTCCTGTTACATGAAAGGAGATATCCTATTGTTCAAAGGAAAGTCGATACGGTTATTCCTACGGTTGTTCCTATTGTTGAATCAATTACTACGGTTCCTGTTGTTGTTCCTACGGTTGTTCCTGTTATCGATACGGTTCCTATTGTTGAATCAATTACTACGGTTCCTATTGTTGAACCAATTACTACGGTTCCTGTTATCGATACGGTTCCTGTTGTTGAATCGATTACTACGGTTCCTGTTATCGATACGGTTCCTGTTGTTGTTCCTACGGTTGTTCCTGTTGTTGTTCCTACGGTTCCTACGGTTGGTCCAATGATTCGAATCGTTCCTAGATTTAAACAAATAGATAATATCATATTTTGTCATGGTAGAAATATGTTTGTTGAAGCATTTACATGCAGATGTAGTATATAGAACTTTAGTTACCAAAATCGATACAATAGTTTATATGAATATTGTATACACTCACCATCACCACTTGACTTTATAAGTTCTCAAGACTTTCCTTATATGTAAAAGGGTCTCTTGTTTTTTTTTATGGCTTTTTTATATTTTTTTGGAAATTTTTTTTGATAGGGGGGGGGGTCATCTTTTTTTTTTAAAAAATTTCTAAAAAGTTGTTAAAAATATTTATCATACTATCTTTTGAAAATAATTTATAAGCCAGTTTTTTATTTTCAAATGGTGATGGTGAGTTTATAACATAGTTATATATATATAAACAGTTATATTATATATCCTTACATGCCTAAGAAGTTATCATACCGTATCGATTTATATGACCTAATATTTTACAAGACAACAAGGCAATACCGTAAGGATGTTGCTACATATATGTTAAGAGTGTATAACAAATTGGGTAGTAAAGGTAGATATGTAGACCAATATGAATTACCATTCCATGATATCGATGGTATTGTTACGTATATCCATGA